CATAAAAATTAGATATCGCGAAGAGAAGAGGGGGGGGGGGACACAAAAAATTTGAAAACTTTTTATAGAAACCAAAACCTTTGAGGGTCTTGTAAAATTTTTGGGTCTCGGTCGAAGACCGCTCGGCGCCGAAGGCGTTTCACCCAATTTTAGATTTTCAACCCACCTGGTACCAGTGCTGGTATGTTCACCCGACCACGCCTAAAATCACCCTGGTAAAAAAGTGGTAAATTCGAGATTTTTTTCAGCGGGACCCGCCTGTTGCCTGTAGCGCCTCATTTTCAGTCTTACGCCTGCTGGTTTATTTTTAGTAGACAGGAAGAATCAAGCTGAACACGAGGCACATGTTTCGTGTTCTGTGCTGCCGGCAGGGCCGGGCAGGGGGATGGCGAATTGCTGAGATCTAGTACGGGGGCGAGAACGAAGGTAGTACATGCCAGTTTTGAGGCCACGCTTCCAGCCGTATGCGTGCATTGAGGATACTTTCTCAATGGTTGGGTCAAACATAAAGATGTTCATACTTTGGCTTTGGTCAACATAGGGAGCTCTATCGGCTGCGTGATTGATAATAATTTTTTGTGAGAGTTCGTATGCAGTCTTGAAGATTTGTTTTACGTCATCTGGTATGACTGGTATGGCTTGGACCGATCCATCATTTCTAATAATTTCGTTCCGAATCTCTTTGTTCCATAAGCCCAAATTCTGTAAGGTGTTGACTAGATATTTGTTGACTTGCTGGTACTCACCAGCCTGCGTTCTACGAACGTAAATGTTTGAGGTTTGAGGTTCGCAAGCCTCAGTATTCGCACAGATTTGTGCTGTGCTAGCGGTTGGCATGATTGTTGTTAGAAGACTATTTCTCACTCCTTTTGCAACCTTTGCGCGCAATGCATCCCAGTCATAACGAGGATCAAGGTCTACATCCCACGTATCACAATGGAGTATTCCCTTTTCAAGAGGTGAACCATGGAAGTTTTCGTATACTAGGCCCTCTTTTTCTTGTGCGAGGTTTGCGCTTTCATCCCAGGCGGTGTAGAAGATTGTGGCAAAAATTTGTTTATTTAGTTTACTTGCTTCTTCGGAGTCGAATGGTACTTTCAGTATGAATAGTAGTGTTGCAAATCCTTGGACTCCAATTCCCAGTGGCCTGTTTTCAATATTCGATGATTGCGCTTTATTAAGGGGATAATATGTACCATCAATGACGTCATTGAGTGCGTATACAACATGTCTAACAACATCTTCTAGTTCTTCAAAGCAGAATTTGTTGTCTTTCACAAATTGACTCAGACAAATGGAAGCAAGATTGCAGACTGCGGTGCGTTCTGGTGTGGAGACTTCCATGATTTCTGTGCACAAATTAGAAGATTTAATCATTCCAATGTTTTTTTGGTTTGAGTGCCTGTTGGCTGCATCCTTGTAGCAGACATAAGGAGTGCCTGTTTCGATTTGCGCTTCACAAATTTTGATCATAATATCTCGAGCTTTGAGAGTTTGTCGATAACGCTTCTCAGTGACGTATTTGTTGTAAAGTGTTTCGTATTCCTCGTCATAGACGTCAGCCAGGCCGGGAGCTTCATCTGGGCTAAAAAGATGCCAGTCTGCATTCTCAGACACCTTTTTCATGAAAAGGTCTGGAATCCATAGGCCAGTGAAGAGGTCTCTGCATCGTTTTGATTCTTCGCCTCTGTTTCGCCGCAGATCAATGAAGTCGAGTATATCCGCATGATCCGGTGACAAGTAAATCGCGATTGAGCCTGGTCTTTTACCGGCTTGTCTGACAAGCAGTGAGCTTTCATTAAAGACTCTGAGTGTGGGCAGGATCCCGTCTGTTAGACAGCCTGTACTCTTAATGACACTATTTTTGGCACGCAGGTTGTGTAAATGTAATCCAATTCCACCAGCATGTTTGCTGATTTTTGCTGCTTCCGATAAAGACGAGTATATTCCCTCGATTGAATCATCATTCAGTGCCATGAGGAAACATGATGCGAATTGAGGAGTGGTCGTACCGGCATTAAACAAGGTAGGTGTTGCGTGTGTATATAGTCTCTTTTGTAACATTGAGTATGTTGTTGTTACCATGTTCAGGAAAGATGTCGAGCTGATATGCTGTGTAAGATGGTGCAAATGAATGCCAACTGCCACTCGGAGCCACATTTGGCAAGGTTTCTCGCAGGTTTCACCTTTAGAGTTCATCATGAGATATTTGTTGTTGATTAGTGTTTTGAGACCGAAGAAGGAAAGATTCGCATCATCATTAGTTTGGATGATTTCGTCCAGGTGGCTTCTGTACAACTGAATAGCTTCGTAATAATCTTTAGATAATCTTCCTGTATCATTGATAACACGCATGCAATCTGAGAATTTACTGGGAAAAGTTTTATTCATGTCATCTAGTAAAATGCGCACGGCCAGAGTTTCGTAGTCAGTATGTGTTGTATAGAATTCCATGCAAGCCTCTGAAGTTATCAGGTCGATTTGTGATGTTTCAATCTCGTTAGTGAGGGATTCACATACCCTAAGTGCTATCGTGACAGGGTTGACTTGAAGGTTCTTTGAGAGCACAGTAATTCTATCTTGAATTTCCTGCAAGCACACTGGCACGAAACTACCATCTCTTTTCTTGACCAGCGATTTGACAGAGAATTCTTGATCCGACATGTTGTTACTGAAAATTTACTATTTCTTGCTTTTAAGTGTTCAATTGGTAGATTTTTTTCGTGTGGATCTCTTTCTTACTAGCGACTTGGAGGGGGGTGTTTGTTCGGTGGTGGTCTCCTCGACCACTGTTGGGTCCTTGGCTAGTGGTTCGGTGGTGGTCTCCTCGACCACTGTTGGGTCCTTGGCTAGTGGTTCGGTGGAGACGCACGCGATTTTAGGGCCGAAAAAAGCAACCTGGTTTCCCGTGTCGAGTGCCACTATGATACTATCTTTACAACCCAAAACGCACGTCTTCGCAACAATACCCGGTTGGTTTTGAAGGCCTAACTTGACACTCGTGCAAAACACATTTGTTCCTACTTCCATTTAGTATAGTTAGTCAACATAAAAAACCGTTCGTACACATTCAAAGATGAAATCGATGTGCCAACTTTTGGTGCGGCATGGGATTGCTGGAGCATTCGAGGCAGATGACCGTCTCCGATGTAGGGGATAACCCCTGCAAGCATGAATTCCCTGCTGCATTTTGGTAAGTTTGGTTTAAAAAAAAAGATTTTTTATGTCAGTGCGAGCCAGATGGCACCCTTCCGAGTAGTAGCCAGAAATTCACATTGGGTCATCACCAATACCGAAAAAACGGAAAATACTAAGATCCGAACGCACAATCTGATGAACGGGGGTGACTATTCTATAATGGACTCGGATGGCGATAGATTTTTGGAAGTTTGTGCTGACAGTCTTTGCGATGGTGAAAAATTATTCATTGTGGAACAAAGATCTAAACCTAACTACAAACTTTTCTTTGATATTGACTTGATCTTGTATGAAAAACTAGAAGATGCAAACGATTGGTACATCAAACTTTCAAAGACTTTGGTCTCTACAATAAACGAGCTATTTGATGACAACTTGAAATCTTTCGAGATAATATGTTCGGTCGTTGCTGATTGCAAGGTCGTAAAGAAGAATCAAAAGGACTGTTATAAGTATGGAATACACGTCACCAGCCCGACTATCATTGTGGATGAATCAATAATGTTGAAAGTGAGAGATGCTATTGTGCAAAAGTTACAAAACACGTTCGAAAAAAAAGGTCCGACTTCATGGGATGATGATGTTGACAAAGTTGTTTATACGTCAAGCGGTTTTCGAATGAATTTTTCTAATAAAGGTCGCAGATGCAGATGCACACAGAAAGACCGGGACAATTGTGATAAATGTGAAGGCACTGGGAAAGTGGACGAAGGCAGGCCTTACTTTCCCTTTCTAGCCATAAACGAAGATCTTTCATACACTTTATTTCCTCAGGGCGGAGATTTGAAGTTTGACTTCGTGTATGATATTCTAAAAAGAACTAGCATTCGTGTCACAAACAGGGCAGAAACAAATGTACAATTCAATCTGTCGCCACCAAGTTGGTTTGAGGATGCGACACTTTTTGAATACCCAGATGGAATGGTATCGGTTCCAACAAGGAAAAGACGACTCACAGAGGGTGTCAGCTCAGTGGAGAATCGGCTTGAGGGGAAAAAAGATCTCAGTGCTTCTGATCTAGTGGCATTGAACTCTTATATTCAATCCCTATGTCATAAGAGGTTGTTGCCCAAAGAATATAAGGGCATTGAGGTTACGACTGCCTTCAGTTTTTCAAACAACAATGTGAGATCGAATATCATTGCACGCATCGATTCACAATACTGTATGAATATTGGAAGAGAACATACTACGAACACTGTTTACATGTACGTTAACACTCTTACGAAAAAAACAGTCATGAAATGTTATTGCCGTTGCGAGACGACTGAAGGGAGGCGTACTATAGTGCGTGGGAAGGTTCAAATGTGCAAAGATTATTCTTCAAGCGAAATCGATGCATCTGGACTAAATCTCAGCATCTCATCTGGTGCCAGTCGAGAAAAAACGATTCAATCTAGAGTCTTAGCAATGTTTTGATTGTGTTCCAACTTTTTGATCATATCATCGATGTAAGTTGTCGAAACCCGATATGGGTTAGAGCTTCTTGAGACATGAGACGCATGAATGTGTGCTAAGTCACCTGAAGTGAGATTGTGAAGCATGCGTTTCATTCTGCGGAGTGTAAACTGTTGCATCATCACTCGTTGTTGATCGCTGGTCTCCTGCAGATAGCCGACGCGCAAATCATCTGTGGGCGTGAACGTAGTAGCCGTGGTGGTAGTTGTAGTCCCGGCCTCTGTAGTGCCGTCCGTATTCTCAGTTAGTCTCGTGATGAGATTGTCCGCATAGGCTTGTGCTTCCGTGAAGCGGAGCGTCATACTTGGGCTGGTCTGTTCCGATAGCACATGTGGAAAGTCCATGCCTGGCAAAAAATCGTTTGTGAAGGCCGCCCCTACACTCAATTCTCTTCTTCTTTCTCTCTTCAATTGAAGAGAGAAAGAAGAAGAGAATTGAGTGTAGGGCTCTTGAGTTCGGCCACTTTTTGGCAGCCATGGACTTTCCACATGTGCTATCGGAACAGACCAGCCCAAGTTTGGCACGTGGCTGATGGAAGGGGGGGGGTAAATCAAATGGCAGCTTGTTTTTCTCTGATTATGCACTATTCTTGTCTTGAAGAAATCAATATCAGAACAAACCCCTCTGGTTACAACTCTAGCTACCCTGTAGCACCACCGGGTAATCGACGCCAACGACGCCAACATCATCACTGCGACTACGACCACGACCATCACTGTTCTCGCTGCAACTCACGCTTCACCACTTCTCATCAAAGGTGTTGTCGAGCATGATCTTCCACGAACCCTTCTCATTTTTGAAAGGGGTGACGCGGACCTTCTTGGTGCGATGGTATTTTCCCTTGCCGCCGGTGAGATCGGCGTCAAACCAGACGCTCCCAAAACTGCCTCCACAAAACAGGGACTTGCCGGGTGCATGCTTGTCGAGAATATTCATGAGATGTTCGACAGCTCCGTAACAAGCCCAATTGACGGTACCCTTCATGTATTCCTCTCCGCCGTGTGATGCATCCATCACCGACGGATGGTACAAGAAAGAAACGCGTCCCTCGTTTACAAGCTGACGGATAGAAACGGTCTTCAACAGTGTGTTCAGTTCGTTCGCAATGTTCTGTGCGTTCAAGGCCGCATCACGAATCTCTGCTTCCGTCACAAGCGACATGCGTTCCAGCTGCGTAAAGGACGCGTGCGGTCGTTCCCTGCATGATGACTAATTAGGGGAGACCACAGGGGAAGCGCGCGCGGCAGTCCTACACCCCGCAGAGAGCCCGTCCCCTGTGGTCACGTTCACCTGCGCTCACGATCACTGACCGATCGGTCGCGTGGCAGCAGCATGGATTTCAACTCTGATGACTCTGCATCCGAGGAGCACCTTCAGCCACAGCCCCCGCCTCGCTCGCGCGCCGCCCTTGCCCCCCTCGCCGCCGCGTCGTTCTCTGCCGCTGTCTCTGCCACCGACGCCACCAAAGCGGAGCTTCAGCTAGGTGACGAGATGAGAACCAAGGCCTCTGATGATGATTATTCCAATGCAGAGAAGGCCAGGGCGCTTGTCGCTGCCCTAATGGCCAGCGAGGATGGTCGGAACGCCATTAAGGAGGTGGTCCCCCCGCCCCCCCCGCCAGTCGACTGCTTCATCATCAACCGCGCCTCGTACGAGACCAAGATCAATGAGGGCTTCTGCGCGTACGTGCGCCGCAACAAAGTCACCGAGTTCATTTTTATACTGCTCGCAAAACAAACCATTCACGCGAACATGCACCTGCTCGGAGGCATCGACATCAGCTGGGAGAATGAGGATGAGATGATAAACTGGGTGAACCAAGTGGTAAAGGTTATGACGCTTTCTGAGCAGCGCAGCTTTTTCCACGAAGCAATCAACGTCAGCGTGGGTTACCAAGTCAATGATCGGGCGTGGTGCATTAAGACTGTCTGCCAGCAGCTACGCCACATCCTCATGGAAACCAATTACCCGACGAACTACCCCACCACCGAGGAAGGGGAGGAAGGGGAGCCCCTCGCGATCAACTCCCGGGAGATGGAGAATTACATCAACAAAGGAAACGTTATGCGGCCCCTTGCGGTGTTCACGTTCGACGAGGACGACATCAAATTTTTCTGAAGGTAAGTGGTCATATTAAAAGAAAGAGTTGATGCAATAGGGTTGCAATAGGGTTGATATGATAAGGAGAGAGACATTACAAAGTATCATTGGTGATGTGATTGTTCCCCGTAATTTATTGGTTTATAATGAGGCATTCATTCACAAGAGCGCTCACAAGATGTATGGTTTGTCGCAGGAACGTTTAGAACATTTGGGTGATTCAGTTTTATCATTGTGCGTAACCCAAATGCTTTTCGAAAGAAACCCATCGGACTCGGAGGGTGTTTTGACGCGTATGCGAACACGCCTTGTGAATGGCAAGACACTTGCAATCATTGGGCGTTCGATGGGTGTTGAAGCAGGGCTGGTCATTGATCCTGTAGCAGCTAAGGCACTGGATCACGATCGAATTTTCGAGGATACGTTCGAAGCTCTTGTCGGAGCAGTTTATCTCGATTTAGGTCTTGAGGCTGCGAAGATGTTTGTTGCGTATCAGTTTGATCATCACCTAGATCCAGAGACGATAAATCAAGACACTAATTTCAAGGACATTTTGAAGAAGATATCTCAGAAGCGAGGGTTCCAAATGCCTATTTACAAATCGGAGAACAAATCTGGAGTGCATGTTTGTACGGTTCAAATTGGAGATGCGATCAGTTCAGTTGGAGAAGGAACAACAAGAAAAAATGCTGAGATGGAAAGCGCTCAAAACTGTATTTTGCAACATTTTCCAGAGTTCCAAGATGCAAAGATTTCGGCTTAGAACTCTGTAATATGTCTGGTACTCTATGCACCACCTATCAGCCTGATTATATGAGCATCTTCCGAGCATTCCGAGCATTCCGCTGTCGTCGCTGCTCAGCTGTTGCCTTGAACTTGCGATCGAGTGGGGTGCTTTTTCGACTTCTTGAGGGTGGTCTGCCAGCCAGTACTGTTATTATCTGTTGCCCTACACTCTTGCTTGTCTGTGACCAAGCCTTACACACACATACTTTACCGTCATCTCGGAGGAACACATCCTCGTTGGGGATACCAATTGGTGGTGCTTTATTATTACGCTTATACCCATTAAGAGCTTGTAAATTTGTTTTGGCAATTTTCCACTCTTGTAGATTCTTATTAAAGCGCTGTATCCACGTCTGGGGTGGATGGCATATACATCCTTTACCGTTATTAGTTCGGTACACCTGCGGTAAATTACCACCCTTAGAAATCAACTTTCCTCCGGGTGGTAAAGGGACCGGCTCTCCCATAGGAAAGTTGATTTCTAAGAGAGATGGTAACCGGAGATTTGGTATTTTTTTCCAAGAGTTGTTTGAGTTGTTGTTTGAGTTGTTTTCCTTTTTATACGGGTAATACATATATACTGGAGTGTTATATACTGGAGGATATATACTGGAGCGCTTGGACTGGGTGTTTTTGTTTTTTTGTCGGAGTTGTTGCCGGGGATCTTGGCGCGAGGGATAACCTCTTGGTGGTCGGTCGGAGTTGTTGCTATTTGTGTTGCTATTTCTCATATATATACATACATGCAAGGAAAAAAATTATATTTATTGCGAATTTTGTTGTTGTGAACCACGTTCTAGTGTTTCAAGTTTTTCCGCCAAAGCAAACGTTCTCAGATTTGCCATTTTTGCTTCTGCTAACAACATTCGCTTCTGGTTTGGAGGCAAGTGGCGCCATTCTTTCATATGAACATCACTTTTATACGTTGAGTATTTATCCTGGCTCTCGTCAGCAGTCTTGATTTCAGTGTTATCTTCCTTGGTTTCAGTGTTATCTTTCTTTATTTCAGAGTATTCCATTGTGTTAGTTTTTCAAAATATTTTTAAAGTACTTTTTTTTCCAAATCATCCCGATATCTTTGAGCCATACGTGACATGTGTCCAAATACAGCATAACAGAATGCTAAGACCAAACCAGTTTTCACTTCCGCTTGTTTGTCGGCAATTTTATTTGCTATCATGTACCTGACTACAAAGAAACCGATGAACGCAAACATGAAATCAAATTGATTTCTACCAAGGTGCATGATAGCACGATCTAAGCATGATAAGTTGTCTGGCTTGCTAGTCATATTCTATAGTATTTATTTTTTATTTCTTTTGGAGTCCAAAGATTGAATAAGTTTTCTTGTCCATGACATGTCGCGCCCAGTGGCATCTGCGTACCATTTGAAGATAGTTGGGCGTGTAACGTTCACCACACTGCACAACTTCTGTATGTTGATGCATAGGTTGTATTTTTCAATGAGAGACAGAACACTTACGGCAACAATCATGCTGCAAGAGCGCGCGTTGAGGTGTTCGAGTTTTGAATTTTTTTCTGCCTGCGCGCTGACCATTTTTGAGACACTTTTGTTGAAGCCCAAATCAGAGCATACTCGAAGGCAATAGCTGGAAGCATCCGCCTGATGAACAATAACTCCTTTTTGATGCAAGATGATTAGAACTTGTTTTTTTTGTGCGTTCATTGTCTTAGATGGTTGCTGTACGCGTTGCAAGTTCAAGATTTTTGCATCCGAAATACCCACACTTAGTTTTTGACATGCAATGGATACACAAGCAATCAATACTCCCAGGCGTCTGGCACCTCTCCAACGTGAGTGTTGTTCGCGCACGTTGGAGAATATTGACGTAGCTTCAAATTCGACGTGTTTTCCTAAACACAGATCTATGCATATATCAGAAATAAGCTCGCAGCCAAGAACATAGACGCGCTCTTTGTTAAATCCAGTCAGGCCCTGTTGGAACCTTCGTAACGATTTGTCTCCCACAATAGTTCCACAAGATTCCCAAATCGAACCCGTATTCGACGCACGCTGCCTCACATCCCTTACCCCGTGATGATTTGTACCCTGCAGCCATTCTACGTCTTGTGGTGAGGCATTAGATACCACCAAGCCGCACATGCAACACACTTGAAAGCCATCAACTTGGTCACACTGCTCATGAGCACAATCCATGAGCATACCGCTACCACGACTTTGAAGGCTTCCTTTTAATACGTTCGCCCAGATCTCAGCATTTTTTTAAGTGGTTCGCTCAAAAGTGGTCCATTCTGAGGTGGTTCGTTCCGAGATGGGCCGTTTCGGGGTGGCTGGTTTGGAAGTGCTTCGATTTTGACGAGCTTTGCAAAGAACATTTTGCGTTTTTCTCTTAAAGTTTGAGGAGACGGGTTTTCATCCTCGTCTAAGTCGTTGCTATCACTTAAATGTTGATTGTTTTCTTCACCTCTGCTTCTCTGGTGCTCCTCTGCCTTCCTTTCCCGTTCTTCCCTTTCCTCCATTTCCTCCCTTGCTATATCTTGCTGTAATGCCTGTTCATATTCATAGTTTTGTTGAGATAAGATGTCCGCAATACTTTGCTGCATGCTTTCTATATCTGTAAATGCTACCTTTAATTTAAGCTCGTCTGTTTTCTGTGGAAAAGCTAATCTTTTCCACACCCTTAAGTCGTAAGCTATAAATTATGAAATAAATGGTCGTGTGTCATTCGATCTTGGTTTGTTGTTTTGTCTCTGAGAGTTTATTCTACTTGGTATATATTTCATGCTTTGCATGTTTCTGTTGCCTGGTATGTTTCTGTTGCTTGATATGTTTCTGTTGCTTGATATGTTTCTGTTGCTGCCTGGTATGTTTCTGTTGCTGCCTGGTATGTTTCTGTTGCTGCCTGGTATGTTTCTGTTGCTGCCTGGTATGTTTCTATTGCCTGGTATGTTTCTGTTGTTTGATCTGCTTTTAAAATTGTTCTGTGCGTTTTTGTTATCACTTGTCGGTTGCGCATTTTCAGAAAGGTATCGTTTTAAGTTTTCCTGGGTGACATGCTTTGATGGACTTTGTCGTGTTAGGTACACACCCAATGGATTGAGGCCCAGTGCGTGATTGAAAGGTACCTGCATTATAAGGATAAACAATACAGTGTTGTAATGTACGTACTCGTTTCCCCCAATTTTATGAACAAGAAACAACAGGAAGCTCAGGCTAGTCAAGAGTGGAAAGAATGATTGCATGAAATGCAGATTGGACGACAAAACATCATAACTTCCATTCTTTATTTCATTTTTCCAGTTCATAACAGTAAGTTGTTTACTAAAAAACGTGTTGGTGGCCTTCACCTCCGCCACTTCAATATAGGGTACACAACCGAGGAGACTATAGAGTAATAGAATCAATATGAGTATATCCTTTACTTTATAATGTGAAAAAGCAAGCACGGCAATGAGCGACAAAAGACCAATCATCGTTGTGACACCTAGAGCGTTTCTTAAAGAAGTCGTTTTATTTTGGAGTGTGTTTACCCACATCTCCACTTTTTTTGTGTTTATTTGCGAAGAATTATTCATTTTATATATTAAGATAATTTATTTCTTTGAGGACATTATTGTATATTTTCACAAACTACCAGCTTACACGACATTTGTCCCAGAAGTGTTGGCGTTGTTCTGAACATTTTCATCATTAGCTTGGTTATCTAGCTGCTCATTTTGGTTGGTGAGCTGGTTATTAGGTTGAGGTGGTGGCACGAATCCAGCGCTGATATGAGGAACAGAAACGAACTGGCTGTACATCTCTTGTGCCATTCCAATCTTGAGGAACAGATGTGGTGCAACCTCCCAGTCGCGCTTGAAAACATGAATAGTAAAGTTTTGCACGCGCTTTTGCTCCATGATGTTGTAAATTTCCTGAAATAGATACCCAAGATCGAGGGGATAGAACTCAGTGAGTTTGTAAACCTTTTGGTGAGGAACCACAACCAGTTGGGTCTTGCCATTCCAGTTCAGATAAAACGAGCACAGTCGCCCCGCGTAGTAGAGGTGTGTATTTGGCGCATACTTTTGCTCACGCTGTGGACGATTCCCACCCTGACCCCCTCCGCCCTGCTGCCCGTTACGCGTCCGAGATGCGGTAGAGGAGTTGTTGCTGGTGTTGTGGTTGTTCTGTGGCGCGATCATGATTTCTAGCTGTCATTGACATATTATTTCCTTTTAATACATTCTTTTAGACTATATTTTTTATTAGCACATATCATATAGTAATGTCGATCTCATTGGAAACCGTGCAAACAGAGTTCCAGAACAGAATATCACTCGTCACTGTGTCACCTGAAAGCATCATATTGATTTTACAATATGCCATGGAAACTGTGGAAGTCACAACTTTGAAGGGTGAGGAAAAAAAAGACGCCGTTGTTGATCTTGTTCGAAAAGCAGTTGTCGATGCCCCAATTGAGTCAAGGGTGGAAAGCATTCTTCTTGAGATGATTGATGACGGTATCATTAAACATACAATTGATATTGTTGTTTCTGCCTCACGGGGAAAGCTGAACCTGAACGGCGTCACCAGCGCCGGGCATATCGTTTGCTCCAATATCGGACCACACCTCGGAAAATGCATAACCTCGTGTCTTCCAGGCGGCAGCAAGTGATGTCCAAACTTTAGTTATTTTGGCATCTATTTTTGCGACCAGCCTTACAGAATATAGTTATATTTAGTATATGAAAGAAACGAAAACGAAAACAGTACTGACTACTCCAATAGGAAATATTATAACCCACACAAGTCCTGGTGGAACTAAGACTCGTAAAAGAACAGGATTGTTGGGTATTTTCAACACTATACAGGCAATAAAAAATGTGGTGAAGCATGAGAAAGAAAAAGAACAAAAAGCGAAGGCTAACCGAAAAAGGTTAGAAGAACAAAAAGCGAAACAAAAAGCGGAACAAGAAGCGAAGGAAGAATTATACAATCATGATGATGAGTGGACTCCTAAGAGTCCACGTACACGAAAGTTTCTAGGAAACGCCCACATGATGAGATCACCAGGTGGTCTTCCTGCTCCAATTGCATATTTCAATATTCATGGTGGTGGAGAAGGAGTGGAAAATCTTCACTGGCCCATTCTTAAAGTGGTGCGGAAGGCGATCGACAGGAAACCAATCACCTCTAGTGATGTAAGTAATTTAAACAGGACATTACCAGGTGTAATGTCAAGATATGATCAAACAGTGTCACCTTACATACCGGAACAATTAGACGGCACCTGGTGGCGATATTCTTGTAATCATTCAAGAAGCTACAGTAAACCAGGTTGCATGGAGAATGAACTAAAGGAATCAACAAAAAAGAAACAACGAACCCTTTCAAAACCAATGTCACGCGAAAAGGAATTGCCAGCTTATGCTCTTAAAGCTCTGAACGACGCTGGAGCACTCCGCAAAATTCGTGGTCTCATGCGTGGAGTACGGTTTGATTCCAAAAAGAACATGCGTACTCATACTAAGCATGGAAAAGCATACCATTACAGTAAAACACATCCTAGTAAAACCACGAAAGTAGTTGGTAAGTCTAAAAAATATGAAAGGCCCTCAGCAGGGGCACTTTATAAAGAGTTAATGAAGTTGCATCCCGGGGAACCACGTTTTTGGCCAGTAGGGAAGATATTTGCTGTTCCACAGCCACCAAATGGGAAACGAGTTCAAAATAAGCAATTGTGTTTACGTAAGGTAAAGAATAAAAGACAGGCATACTTCGCTCCAATTGGTACGTGTATATCGAGAATGTGACTTTAAACTTCCCTTCTGGGCAATCGCGGCACACTAGTACAAGCTAGTACAAGCTTCTTTCCACTCCATCTTTTGTACACCCCGGTGTCCACCTCGTAGATGGCACCCTGTTTTCCCGAGTTCAACGGAGGGTAGCCTGGGGTAGACGCGCTTCGCCTCCTTTGAGGAGTCGCACGGTCGGACACCCGAGAGTCCCGCCTCGTCATTGTTGTTACCACGTTGTGTGGTCGACGGGCAGCCATCGGCGTCGGTGCTACACGGTTCGTACTCAGGTTCGTACTCAGGTTCGTTCTCGTGCGAGCAGAGGTCAGTAGTGTAATCTTCGTAGCTGCGCTTGCGCGAAAAGAACGTCAGTAAGGTTGACTGAGAGCAGCAGTTTGAGGTGTGGGAGGCTAGGGCGCGGGAAATCGGCTTGCTGGTCTGTTCCGATAGCACATGTGGAAAGTCCATGGCTGCCAAAAAATCGTCTGTGAGGGTCGCCCCTACACTCAATTCTCTTCTTCTTTCTCTCTTCAATTGAAGAGAGAAAGAAGAAGAGAATTGAGTGTAGGGCCCTTGTGGTCAGTCACTTTTTTTTCAGCCATGGACTTTCCACATGTGCTATCGGATATCTTGGGACCGTCCAGGACGGTCCAGGATGAGCGGAAGCGCGCAGCATCTCAGGTTTGACGATATGTGGCTCTCTCCGGGTGGGTCTCCTGATGAAATCCGTTTGTGTCTGCAGTTCAAAGGGAGCCGTGCCATCCCGAATGCAAAAGAGGTGGTGGACAGATACTTCAAGGTGCTGACAACGATGCGTTGGAACAGTGTTCAATTCTCGTTGCCAGATAAGAATACAATCTCAGGGGTGATGCATGGTACATCTGTTGTTGTCGATCGACTGGATCCGGACACTCTCTCGGTGTACGCCAGGATTCGATGCCTTACATCAATCCACGGCCATCGCTTCACCGTAAACCTGCCACCGATCAAGTGTTTCTGGTATAGTGATGATAAAGTCTCCGAGATCGTCATGAAGAATCCTCGCAGCACAGGGGTGGCTGAAGATCAATTGATTCACATTAAATGGAAGCAGAGTAAGATTCCTCGTGTCACTGAAACCTCTTGCACCCCGTTGATGGCAAGAAAGATCTTTGAGAGGTGGAGGTTGAATACTACCTGTGAATCAAATTACTGGAGCGAGGATGTTTTTGGGGATGATGGATGTCGTAAAGACATGATGACCACGGCTTATGTGAGCTTCAAAAGATTGTCGGGAAAATACTCTATTCCATCATTTAAGGAGCAACAATGTGTTGATGACTTAATGTCGATGGCACTTGTTACGTTTCAAACTTAAAGGTATTACTCAGTTGGTTCTGGTACCTAACAAAGCTACCGCCAAGCATGTTGAGCTTTGTATTCTTTTCGCTCTTGCTAGTGCCACACGTGTTTTTACAAACAGAGTACGCGAAACAAATGTTAGGAAAGTGGAAACCACAAATTGTAGCTGGAAATATTTTGTCAGCCTCAGGTGTGAATTCGTACACAAAGGCCCGTATTGCACTGGAGGATTCTCGGTGTCTTGGAGCCCTTGTTCGAATTTTTGATAAGCAGTATACGTTTTGCATCTTCATCATTAACATGCAACAGAATGCAACAATTGTGACTGCAAGCATATATGGATCACCCGTCATTTACGCAGCAGCAAGACGAGAGCTTAGTGAGTGGCACGAGGCGACATTTCCAGATGTTGTATTGAGTTTTCTAGAAGATTGTTAAGTGAGTTCAAGAAACCTTTTCATTTGTTTACACTGAGGGGGTGTCGCCCCAATCTTCGCAGCAGTATACATTGCCTTTGCTTTATCTTTAAAATCGTAAGAACTTTTATTCAAGAGCCGGTGTAAATGATCAGTGTTTAAAATAAGATGTCTGTATAAGAAAGAATAGAACTTTAACTCGACGCACGGTATCGATAACATGTGACAGGCTTTTTTTATGCAAGATGTCCTGTGAGCCATTTGAGCATTTCTCGCGATGAAAGATTGTTTGTGGTCGTAAACAAATTTGTTTTTGTTGACGAATTCGACTGCAGTCTCTATGTACCAGAATCTAGTCGGCTTGAACTCTGAAACATCAATATTACACATTAGATCGGCAAATGTCGAGCATGAGTCGATATCAGGACAATTCATAGTCTCATGTACGAACAGCAGTTTAGAAAAGCATTCAACATCGAAATAATCTCGCTCGTAGACTGTGTTTTCTAAGAAAACAAGTGAATTGATACCATTTCTCAAATCTTGAAAGTTTGCAAGTCGTTCTAGCTCATGTAATTCTACAGTGATATTTTCTTGAGCACTTATCCAACAAAGATGCACCATTTTGTCGTAGAATTCAGGTGGTTGTAAAAAGATTGTTTTCCATTTCGAGTAGCAGAGAATATTGTTGTAGAAAACAATTGCATGTAAGTTTGAGGTTTGCTCTATAATATTGATTATTTGCGCTTTTTCGTTTCTTTTCATCATTTCAATATCCTTAATCATGAATAGAATCTTTCTACAGTCATTTTGAAGAGCCAAAAGGACATTCTGCATGTTTCTTGTTAGTATCTTAATGATTTCTGTGCATCCCATAGAACAACTCAATTGGTGAACGAAGAACGTCCCCATATCTTTAGCAATGCACTCGATGCATGTGGTGGCACCACATCCCGATTGTGCTCTCACTGAGAAGAATCTTTGTGTACTCAAACAATCTTTCACAGAGAGAATATCTTCGTCCGAAATGCAACACTCTGCTAAATTACTGGGCGCATATTTCATTGATAAGGTTTTTTCACCTGCGACAATTCTATTTCGGTCGAAAACATTTTCGAGCATCAATCTTCTTAGTTGTGCATCCAATGATTTTTTTTCTTTAAAGAAAAAAATATAGTTTGTTTATACTACACATGTCATCGTCTCACACTCTCAATGGAGCAATGCAGGACGCAAGATTCTTTACTGACTATTCTCCAATGTGCCAGAAGAATATTGAATTAGCGAAGAAAGCAAAAGTTGACTCGTGGAATTCTACCGAGTATAGAGATTACCTTCAAAAAAATGGTCTTAGCCTGATACAAAAGAGCTACCAGTCACCCTGTGGAAAGGCCACTTGTTCTGACAATGGTGTGTCAATTATCGACCCCCTAACTAAAATTACCCCTGCTTACACTGAAGATCCAGAACTCTAGACTACCACAACCACTGCTGTAAATCTCAGGAGTCATTTCTCTTGTGCTGTTGTTCGCATATTTTAGGAAGATCTTTGCAATAAGTGTCATAATCTTGGATGCCATCTTTCATCTCCCTCGCTCGAAGCACATATGAAACATTCAGGCTGTTCTGCTGATGACGACGGAGCATCAGGACCAATACTACTCAGGACCAATACTAATTAGTGATCGTCAACTCAAAAGGGCACGTATTCTGGGTCTTCGTGCATTTGTTGAATCAGACACTTTTGGTGCTGTGTGATTTTACATTGAACCATTTGCAAGGAAATTCCAGTGGCTTCTTTATTCTCCCAGAGGCAGGGTATTTCGACTGCACACCTCATGGTTGCACCATGCGTGGAGTGGAAGGAATTGCTTTCAGTGCCGTCCGAATTTATAACTGAGAATACCTCTGGTAACTTGATTCTCACTTGACATTTGTGACAATCTAATTCGTTCAGAATTGGATGAATCAATTTTGCAATGCCATTCTCACTAGAGGCCTCTGCTTCCTTTTGCAACCAGCTTGTTATCTTGTCAAATTTACTTGCCTCCTCTTTTGAAAAAGTGACTTGCAAGTAACTCTTATTCCCCCATGTACTTACACCACAAGTAGTGCCTTCAGGTAGCACTATGATTGGTATGCGATCATCGGAACAACGTGGGGTTCGAAATTTACTATTACCATACAACTTCATATCATCGGGAAAGTCCTGCAACTCAAACAAACATATGTCTTCCATTTTTAAAACACTTTTTACTCAAAACCAATTCTTTAACTTATTCTTGTCTGTCAATGTTCTTTTTGTTTACATATTTCTTAGGCAGCTTTCTTCAACTTCTTCTTTTGCTCAGCCGCTGGTGGTGCAGCTGCTGGTGGTGCAGCCGCCGGTGGTGCAGCAGCTGGTGTAGTATCATTCATCTCCTCCTTCTTCACAGACGTCAAAAGCTTAGCCAGAAACTTCTGCATCTCGAACCAGTTTGTCTGTGTCCCCTTGTCAACTGCAAAAACCTTAGCAAGCGCTTCGTCGCAAACAAAAAGCTTCTTATTCTCACACTGCAGGCTCTTATCCTTGATGTACTTGGTGAGACGCTTCGTGACCTCAGTACGGGGAATGTGCTCATTCGGGTCAATCTCAAGAAACGCAGCAAGGCTCTTATCGACCCTTACTGGCACTGCAAACCCGCTCTTCTGCCCATTTGAGACCCGGCGGCGTGCCGGCTTGGAATTCTTTCGAATAATTGCCTTTCCCGACTTATTCATCCACTTGCTTAGAACGTTTAATTCTTCGATCTTCCTAAACAACATTGTCAGGCTGTCCTCTGTAGGATCAACCACCTCCTCCTGCACATTAGTGACGCTCTCTACCTCAGCCATTTTTGTATAATTTTATTTGTATTCTTGTCTTTAAGTTCGCACACAGTGCAAAAAAAAAAATCCACGCTCAAGAATGCTTGAAATATTCTTTGACTAGTCGTTTAACTTTCCACATGTGCTACCCTACCGAACCAGCCCGAGTTTCGCGCGTACCAACCGGAACAGCCCAATACTACCTTTCTGCTCCAGCATGCTACATTTGCATTCCTCACATCCACTCAATTCTCAAGTGACGACACTCACATACGAGACAATGATTGAGCCCGTGGACAATGAAACCTATGTGACACCGTCAATGCTCAAGGAAGCGGTGTTGGGAACCATCGCAAGGAAGACTGAGGTCCATACGAAAGGCTTCAAGAACTCATTCAATGTGAAACTGATAATGCCTTCACCTCGTGGCGACTCCAAAGATCGCAGAATTAGCATCAAAATATTCAAGAACATGAGGCTTCACATCACCGGCGCACATAGTTTAGATATGACACAACGTGTTGTCGATGTAGTGGTGGAATGGTTGTCCTCTTCGCTTCAAATAGACCTTCAAGAGAATATCGAAGAACGAAAGGTTGATGTCGTCTTGTACAAGTACCACATCGTTGGAGAATTGAACCTCAACAGGGTTCAGTCTGTCTTGAATGACTCAGGTATATTGAACATCTATGATCCCGACAATTATGCCGGTGTGAGGGCTAAATTGACAATTGATGATGGCAAATACGCTTCCGTGATGATTTTTAAAAAAGGAAAAATGATTATCATCATACCCAGACAGAAGAATTTTGATGACGCTCTAGACAAGGTCGTCACGACGATAAAGTCGATTATGAAAAACAACTGGTCTTACGTGGCGGCCAATCATTCTGATGAGTGAAGCCTTTGCGTTTATGCAGCATACAAATCAAGAAAGAAACACACAAAAAAATCGTAGATTATTCCCCCACTGGTATTCGAAACCAGGTCGCCCCGGTGAAAGCGGGGTATCCTAACCAACTAGACTATAGGGGATCTGGTTACCTTAGTTAGCCCAATCTGCTTATCGTAGTTCTTAAGAACTATTTCTTTGACCATTCGCACTATCTCGATTTATTCCTTTCGATAGTCCTCGATGATTTTTTTCAGCATTATTATGTGTTAAATAAACCCACGTTCTAATGCCTTGCGATCAGCTGGTGCCCTTTCTGGCACCCGTAGTGTGCCGCGCATGTCTCGGGACACAAAAGAAAGAACATGGTTTATATTTGAGCGATCCGTAGTTCCAGCTCGCTGTTCTCGGGTCTTTGATGAGGTCTCCTCGTGCGTTGTACCGCGTGATGGGAGTACCACCTGGCTTGTGTGACCAAAGGCCGTTTGCATTCTGCCGTACGAAATGAAAGTCATAGTTGCGTTTACGTCCACCACGGCTCACCCGGGGTGCTGAGTTCAGTAAGGCGATCTTGTAGAAATTGCGCTTGCAGGCCGTCTCCGGTGTCACCAGGTAGGACTTCGGATAGAGTCGATGGAAGAACAGACCACTCAGAAGACATTGCTGTGTTTTCAGTTGTTTGCCTTTAAGTCCTCTCGTGAGACTCAACAAGGTATCGGAACCACCAAGATCGGAGGATAATTGTAAGTACATAGATTTTGATTGATGTGTCAAATTTAATGCATAAGCAAGACAATTGTGACGGCCGCACATCCCTGGTTTCTTGTACCACCTTTGCGGGTCATATCGCGGCTCTGATCCGCTTGTTGGAAGTTTTGGTCCTTTCAAGTTTACTATGACAGTGTTAGGAGACAATGACATGTGAGATTATATACTACTATCAAATAAAAAAAACGAACTAGCAATCAACCCAAAAACAAAAACAATACACTTACAGATGGTACTTCAGAGTCTGAGGCTCAAATTTTTCAAGAGTGAGATAACCATGCTTTGTCATAACTCTGATGGGAATCAGTAGCGTTTCACCAAGCCAGCAAAACGGGCTGGGAAAGTAGGATGTGGCGATTGTAGAAGGGGAGACCTCGACTTTCTGAAGCGTCTCGCCCTTCAAAGACAGCACAAAGATAAACTTGTCACAGTTCGAGTTAGATGCGTTCTGTTCAATGAGGTACAGGCGATCGGTCTTGAAGCAAAGATGCTTGGGCCGCCGCCATGCCCCCTGTATTACACGTTGGTGAACGCCGTTGTGACAATAGACCTGCAGCTTGTCGCTGCCGGTGTCGCACACGAAAAGCTCGTTGTGAACAACCACCAACTCGTGTGGGTCTTGCAACTCTTGCAACTCGCCCTGGTTAGCTGACACCTCTGATGAATAGCGACCGAAAGTCAAGAGGCATTTGAGGGTCTTGGCGTCGAGGGCGGTTATAACTTCCCCCTCCTCCGGATCCTCATTGAAGGCGACACCGAAGACAATTTTGTTCGAGGCGACCACGGGATAGGCGATGCGTCTGAAGTTGTTTTCTTCGTCAAAGACTTCTGTCTGTTCTTCAATGTTGCCTTCAAGCGTACGACGCTCTATGTTTGATATTTCTTCGAAGTGACCATCGTTCTCCTTGAAGTAATGGTTGACCACCCAAATGCTGTCCCGGCTGGCGGCAATGTCACCAGAATCATATTCGACAGGGAACCAACTGGAGCAAGTCATGTCTGACTCGATGATGCTTACTTTGTTGCCATACCTCATCACCAGAAAGTCGTGATGAGTGGCGTCACCTGAAACCACTGCCATGCTGACAGATGGGACAGGTGCTTCATCGTCCCAGGCATGGATCAAGGAGAACGGAGTGATGAGTGGAACGGAGTTGACCTTCATGAGGTAGCGCCGGAACTCCCTTGTGTCTAACCAGGCTTTCCACCAGAGCTTGCACACTGTGGCAGCACCACCATCAGAGGGGCCACAGGGGCCTAGTCGAGCGAGCAGGTGCGGCACCAGGTCGGTTGATGACATAACGCTCGCGGCGGCATCACCCAAGCCTAGGCTGACAAAAGATTCAGCAAACTTCTGAACATCCCCCGATGCCTCACATCCCTTGGCCGCGATCGCCAAGAGTTCTCCGTGCGACAGTTTGTTAAGGCATGCCCTCATGCGTGACATGCCCGAGCAAGAGTCGAGCGACAACTGGCCTGTGGGCGCAAAGTGAGCGTGGCCACAGGGGACAACCTTCTCCGCAGGTGAACGCCTACCATTTAAGGCAGGCGAACGCCCGGTATCGTGGTGGTTGGTCTCTGTCTTGTTGACTCAGTGTCGGAATTGGATTTGTCTCTTGTATGTACTAAATGTGGGCAATTGGAAACTAAAGAATGGTTGAGGGTAATAAATTTCATTGAATTTGAGAAACAAGCCACAAAGAAAACGAGATTATAATTGTTCCAATATGATCAAAGTTTTGGACCATAAAGAGACTACTTTTTGCTAAGAATGGTGTATTGTGATCCAGTGCCCAATTCACCACGTACTCGTTTGATTTGAGAAGTAATGATGATGTAGAATCTACGTTAGACATGGTCATGCATGTAGCTTTGAGAAGAGATAATGCGATTGGTGACGGGAGTATCATTTTGAATAATACCAGTTTTTCCTTTTAATATGAACCGTAAAATAATACCGCGAGGTATTTTTGATATTTTTATTAACGTTTAAGAGTAGTAAGCTTACTTTACACTTTACACTATTTTAGAAAGTGTGGGAAAAAATAGGATATAAATATTGTATGGTAATATCATATGTAAGTGTCAACTTTTCCACCAGGACGAACCAATTTGATATCAATGATAATTTCAACATATATAACTTATGCACTACTACTGGTGACTACCAATTGTTGAGAGATGGCTCTGACGATCAACCAGATTTAATGTACAAATATCCAGATCAAAATATTAGAGATCTCATCAAAAGTACATGATGTTTCAGAGTTTTTTTTACTCGGTCGTAAAGGGCTAACCCACCAACATATAAAGTGGCGTCTATGTTCGTACTGCTTATATATTGCTTATGTTTAACAGTAATCATTTATGTCCGGAGCGACTCAAGTGATAAATAATGTACTCTTGCATAGAAAGTCGTTTGTTACAGAATCATCACTTCATGCGACTGAACCCCATACTGCTGCTCCAATAATTTTGTCGCACGAAAGCTTATGGATCGACTCGGAATTCATACCTGGCACCATTGCGCCATTGCTTACGAATAATAATGTGAATGTATCAAATGATTTAAGCTTTTATGATTCACATGGACAGCAGAGTTTTGATCAGACAGCACACACAGTCGTACAGAAGAGAGTAAGACTTTTGCTGACTCGAGGCAGCTTTGGCGAGTATACCGGAGTAGATGAGGATCTTCGCAGACTTATTCACGAGAATATAGCCAGTGGATTCTCACCAGTTGTTGAGTATTATTCAGATTCTGTGCAATCAACAACCACCGTACTGCCTAGTCACCTTTATAAAATTCAGTACATGGCCGGCGTTGTCACAATTGAGAAGAATATACTCTTGCCATCGACATTGCTTCTTACGGCTTATATGTATCGAGGGAGAGTGGGGTTGGATAAGAAAATTAAGGATCCAAACACTGATGATATTGAGGAAGGGGTTCAAAATAGGTTTTTTACGAAAGAGTTGCTTCTGTCCCATATGAATGAATTAGTCGCAGATACAAGTACAGGCCCAAACTTTGTCTTATCTGTGGCTAGTTCTGACGCACTTACGGAAGGCGTTCACAATAAATTTTTCACTCAAGAGAATTTCGACAGCGCATTCAAGTCCAAAGCATTAACAGATCTGAGTCAGGATGAGACGGCTCGTTTCGTCACAGCAGAAACTATGTCCAATTTGAATTTAAGCCTCGGAGGAGTAGCAGAGGTGGCTTTCAATCTAAGTTCTGTCCCCCCAGGCGACACACACGCGAAGCTTTACGTGGAACGCAGTGCTACGGGTGAGAACGTTTTATTTTTTGAAGATACGCCCGTTGGCTCGACTAATGATGATAGTACAAGCAATAGATCCGTTTCGACAACAAGTCCGGGTAACTTTGGCGATCAGCTAGGCAATTTCACTGGTACATTTCAAGGCCCAACTAAAGGCGTGCACGTGGGAGATGTGAAGGGTAACGTACAAGGCTTTGTCTCAGACCTTGGAAATCATCCAATAATAGAAGCGAAAATTTTGGGAAATGGTGAGGGTCACTGGGTGGGAACAGTGAATGGTGACATTGTGGGAAAATTTGAAGGCCACGCAAAAGTCGTCACTGGTTCGGTGGACAACGCGTCCCATTTAACAGTAGGAACTTTTGATGCAACAGCTTCTATTCATGTGAAGTCCAGTGATAATCACCTGAAGATTTCGCATACAGACGGTAGTGGCGCAGTGATAGAGTGTAAGCAAAATTCGCATTTGTTAATGTCGTGCTCGTCTCTTCAAACGACGTCAATCGTTTGTGAAAACGTAGATTGCTCACAAACACTAAATGTGAATGAGCTGAACACAAACAATTTGAGATGTGCTGGTGTAACAAATAGTTTTTATGGTATTTTTGAGACTGGGCGTATCGAGGATGTATCAGAGATTGTAGCTGAAGTTGCTACAATCTCAGTAGCTCATGTCGATACGGTATTCACAGGACAGCTCTCCTCTCAAACTTCCTTTATTGACGAGGGTTTTTTTTCGACCATATCCTGTAATAGCTCCATTTTTGAAGATCTCAAATCTAATAAGCTGAGTGTTTCGAATTTTCATGTGCAAAATTTGTCTTTCGATACGTCAGTTTTCTTAGAGAATCCAAATATTGTTTTCAACACTTTATCAGTATCAGCACTTACAACCAGTGAGATTTCCATAGGGAATGCCATACTAGGAAACGTCACTGTTGCAGCAGGCGCACAGTTTCAGAATCTCACCTCAGAAACTGTGACCGCGCAAGAAATAGTCACAACGTCATTGAGCTGTTCGGAACTGCACATTCCAAGTGGTAATATTATGACGTTGTCAGTCAACAATACTCATACAAATAATTCAAGTTTTTTGACGGCCTCCGTGAATCAGCTCTTCTTTGATGAATCAAGTTCTATACGTACGAGCACAAACATTTTGGAGGCAACAACCACACGCACTAGTGATGTTTACGCTCAAACCCTATCCACTGCTAGTCTAACGAGTGGAAACTGCTTTTCTGATATCATTCGATCTACAACAGCAGAAAGTCAAGCTTTATCTGTTGGGACGGTGGTGGCAAGACACATTTCATTGGGAAATCTATTGGTGGAGGATACCTTATCAGTTTCTAGCATCGACACTCAAAATATGAATGTGACACAAATAATTCAGTCACACTCTCTAGACTCTCAAGTTGGTACAATCAAGGATTTGAGCGTCCAGGTTCTTTTTTCGAACTCTGCTTTCACTGAATTGAATTCGTCTCAGAATCTATCAGCTAATTATTGTACACTCCGCGCTATTGATTCACTCAGTGTTTCTTCTTCAGTCGCAAGCTTTTTCAAATCATCTTCTGAACATCATTTGTGCTCAGATATATCAGTGAATTCATCACATTTTGTTTTCTCGAACATGATCAAGTTATCTGTTAACAATATGTTTGCCTCGGGTACCACGACTTCCCTTTTGTCAGTAGCATACTCACACATTGATTTGGGGTTTGTCACTCATACTCTTTCTTGTGGAGAGTCTGTCGTGGCAAAAGACATACACACCCCAACCGTGCACACTCAAACATTACTCGCTGATAGCTGTGAGACACAAGAACTGAGCACACACAGATTGAATTCTGAAATAGTAAAGATGTCGCTTTTATCTGTTTCTAATGCCAACATAACATCAGCCCGCTCTTCAAGCATGAGTTGCTCCGCATTAGCTTGTGACGACGTGCGAGGCACACGTGCCAAATTCGACATTTTATCCGTTAGTTCCATTGTGGGTGTGAACTTGAGCCTTGGTGGTTCTGCCGGAGGAGGTGTAAGTGCCGATTTTGTGAATGAACTGATCTTGTCAGTAAGTAACTCATTCGAAACCGCTCTAGAAGCTCTGTCCCTTCAAGATATACAGGGGTTGAACACACTTTCTTGTGCGGCCGCAAAAATTGACACGCTTATTTCAGATGACATTCATACCAGTGTAATACACAGTCACTCACTCTTCGCGTCAGAAATAGCAGTTTCGTCACTTTCAGTCGCTACATTACATGGAATTGTATTAACACAAGAGCTCTCCGTGACGGGATTGGTTGGGCACATTTCTACAGCATCAGTGACAACTTCAGACTTGTCGTGTGGAACAATCTTTATAGATAAAATCGTACGATCACTGCCGCATATTTCTGACACGAACAATCCAGCAATCCTCACGACCTCAACTGTAGGCGATTTCGCATTGTTTTCAGAAGATACGAAACATTTAGGAGACCTAGTCGTTGAAGGAAGTCTTTACGTTACCGATACAATTTTCATGGGCACAGAACCAAGCTTGAACATCGAAAATGTAAAGAATTTGATTGCGTCCAGCATTTCCGTGGGCGAGCTTGCAGTTGGCATGCTGACGGGCATCGGAGGGGGCACATTGGGAGGATCTATTACTGACGTGGTTTCCAATCTTCTTTCCGTAAGCCCACATGATTCAATTCACGAAGGGAATATGCAAATTGAAGGAAATTTGGTGGTTTCGGGTGTAGTTCTAACAGGAGCTCACAACAAACTGATGAGTAATCATGGCTTGTTCGAGATGGAGGGGACACTCAGCGTTTCAGGTGACTTTATTGCAGGTGATATCAATATTGTGCAAACATTACTTTCTCTGCAGGCACAAGTCGCACAACTCATGATTTAAACTTCAAACGTCAATGGGAAGAACAAATTGGGAAAAATAAAAATCGTAAGGGAAAGTAATGGCAAAGAAAAAGAGCAAGTTCATTGTGCTATCCACGCCGTTATCTCCCATGGCATTGATCCTTATGATATTTGTAGTTGTTATGATAATCGATTTGAGAGTAACCGACCACAAATCTTCACTTTCGTGGGTTGACCATGTCGCTGAACCAATGCAACGTTTACCACCAACCCCTCCAATGCAACACTACCATCATCCTCGCGGACCAACACCCCCAAGACACCATCACCCCCACGGTAGTGAAAGTTTTCGAAAAATCGGGTTTTTGGAAAGTCGCGAGTTAGCAGACAGTATCATCTTACCTCTGTTTGGTGATGCAGCTCCCTTCCGCAGACATCGGTGGAATTACTACACAGTGACAGATACACGTCAAAGTTTATCATCTGTGAAACTACCGGTCACATACAAAGATCGAAGTTGCGTCGATGAAGTGGCATGTGACGAGTTATACAGTGGTGATGACGTTAGAGTACATGGTTACGATACACCCTTCTCGGTGCATGTGTATTAATTTATACTTTCATAGTAAAAACTATCTCAATATCCCCCTCCCCCCACGTGCTCTCTGGACTGGTCCCGAAAACTGAGGCGGAAGCGGGCCTCGTAGCAATCATATGGGACGTGAGCGACCCCAATGGCAGTATTCGCTTAACGTAGTCGCATTCTCGGGTTGGTGCATGGCCCTCGGGATGGTGCTTAGACAGTGGCCTGACGTGAACGCCAAACCATCATCGCCACTGATGATACTGACCTTGTGCGTCGAGATGATCTGTGTTTTTGAAGTATGCCAGATCGCCCTCGGCCTGGCGCGCGGCAACCTCGTACTTGGTGTCATACTGCATTACGTTCGCCTCATGACTATCATCTTCGTCTTACCGGGCGTTTCGACACACCTGGCATCACGTCTTACCCTCCTAGCGTGGGCTATCACCGAGGTCATGCGTTATCCAATGTTCCTCTTCCCATCAAGTCGCACTGCACGCCTCGTTCGCTTCGTCACGCCTATTATCACCTTTCCCATTGGCGCGGGCGCAGAGGCATGGGCAGCATACCTCAGTCTGGTTCACGTTTCGCATCCTTTTTTGACACGTTTCGCGATTGCACTCATCGTGTCTACGAATGTCATTGGCGGCTGGTTCTGGGCTATGCCCGCACTTTTGAAGAAGGCGGGATTCACAATTGGTTGGTATTATGCACATGTATTCCATGTCAACTTCATCAACAGTAATCGCTTATACAACCGCAAAAGCTACTCCCCCTGTTTCAAAGAGGTTGGTGGTTCTTAGTCGATTACAAGGATTCAAGGGTTCGTGTCCTGATAGCAATCTCGTCAAATTTGAATTACACCATGACCAACAGCATTTCCGGGGAACGCGAAATTGACGACAAAGGGAAGAAAGAAGGTCACACGTTTGTTTAAAATGCATAAACTAGCAGATCGAATGAGGGTGCATTGCAACAAATCAAGCCATTGTACTATTCTAAGAGGTCCTAAAAAACCCCAGGCGGGGCTTGAACCCGCGGCCCCGAGATTAGACAGTGGCCTGACGTTCCGGCCTAGATTGTGTTGTGTTGACTGGGTTATGTTTCTAATTCAGTTTGCAAATCTCAGGAGTTCTTTCTCTTCTTCATCTGTTCGCATACTTCAGGGAGATCTTTGCAATACTCATTCCAATCCACAGCTCTTGTAGTTTCATGCGTTTTCAACCACTCAATGTGCTTTAAGAAATCCTCCCGATTCACTTTAGGTAATGATGCAACGTATTCTATTGCTTTGTCGTTTCCTCGTAACGTAATATAAATGCTGGTTGACAAGATTTCATGTCCGTTTATCTGTATCATCGTCCAATTGTCGTGATAATCTGCTGCAATATATCTAATATTCCAATCACCAAGACCGTCCATTGTGACTTTAATATCTGGGGTTTTATTTGGGGTAGGTTTACACATCACGTAACCTTGTCTATTTATTATAGGAGTATCGTTGTCATAATGACACAGTCCAGACTTCCATAATCGTTCAAAATTTGCTTTGGATACACATTCCCGCTTGTGATGTGCATCACTGAAGTCATTGACATGTCCTCCACACTTTTGGGACACTGGGTCCAAGACACAGTGATCACCAGGAGCCATCATCAACTTCACGTATCCTGAATCACAGGTTTTTTGTGAGCTGATAAATACAATAAAAAGTGTTACTATGATTGTAAGCACAGCTCCTATATATTTCAGTCGTAAACCCTTATACATTATGTTTGTAAGCAAATATATTTATTTACGTGCTGCGCAGAATGATACCCCAGGTGGGATTCGGACCCACGACACCGAGATGGCTTCGATTATTAAATCTTAGAAGTCTCGTGCTCTATCCAACTGAGCTACTGGGGCTTAATGTTTTTTTAAGGAGAACCATTACCAAACTCCCCCACTCGGGGTTGAACCGAGGACCTCGCGGTTAACAGCCGCACGCTCTAACCAACTGAGCTATAGAGGAATTTGTTCCCTGTTAAAGGAGGGGATACAATGTGTACCCCGTACTACCCCGTATGGGGGTCGAACCCATGGCCACGTGATTAAAAGTCACGCGCTCTACCGACTGAGCTAACGGGGCATATATGTTTTTTATGTACACTACATGAACTACTAGTATCCACTATGGTGTTCGACTTACCTGCGACTTACCTGCGACTTACCTGCGGCTTATTCTGCTTTTCTTTTTCTATACTATCTTTAATATAAAATTTATTTATTTTTTGAGTCTCGAATTGTCGTCTCTACCTTAACTTTTTTTTCCCCCACTTAGTATATAAGCAATACATGGTCTATGATTTGTTCAAAAGAAAGTTTGTTGATGAACCCTTTGAATTCGTGACTGAGGTAGTTGAAAAGGCAGCATCCAGTGGACCAAAAAACCCACACATGGATGAGTTGAACGCGGGCCCTGAAGGAAAGTGGTGTCAGCAGGAAGTGAAAATGGTAAAAGATGGTTCAAGGCCTATCGAAACCACAAAAGATTCGGTGTGCCCTTGCACAAAGGGGGAGGGCATGGCCAAGCGTTGCCCGGAATTATGTGTATTGTATAAATGCCCATTGGATTCGGGTTCGGGCTCGGGCTCGGGCTCGGGTTCGGGTTCGGGTTCGGGTTCGGGCTCGGGCT